AAGCCATCAGACCATGTGGCCTTCGCTACGAATGTAGCTGTTCCTCCAGTATCAACAGCAACAGACTCCGGAGTAACCGTTACACTGGTTACAGTCGGTGGAGGTAGCGGAGGATAAATCCTGGCTGTGTCACAAGCAGGATTGCTTCCCGGAGGAGGCTTCGTAATGGTACTGGTTCCGCTGAATGCTGATGTCCTGAAGCAGTGCTCGACCCACACAGAGTCAAGCTTTGTTCCTGTCTGGGCGCGTCCCGACGAAAGCGGGAGAATTAAAAGAAGCGCCACGAAAATCAATTTCTTCACTTTTCCTCCACCAACTCGAAGTGTGGTAAATCGTTGAACTTCTGGTCGTTCAAATCACGGTCAGAGTCCCAGTCTCCACCCCATCTGATCTTGATACCAAGCTGCGTTGAGATTCCCACAACGAAGCCTCCGAACGCGTAGAATCTCTTGGTGTCACCCCAGACGATGGGATATGGAGCAACGTCTGCTGCGAGTGATGGAGCACCAATCGGATAGACATGCTTGGAGTGATTGGTGTGACTCGTTCCATCAGCTAAATGCTGAGCCTCTTCACTTTCTGTTCTCTTTCCCTGAACTATTGTACAATCCCAATGCTTGATGACCTCGTTGAACAAGCGTTGTAAACGCTCGTCGCACGTCTCCAACTGTTTTAACGAGGCCGGACCGAACGCTGGCATCAGCCCTCCGGAGGCTTCGAGAACTTCAAGAACGGAAGCCAATCTGCTACGTGTTTCACAACATCATCAAACGGCTTCGGACGCACAAGTGCAAGGACAAGAAGAAGGATGGCTACAACTTCGATCACTTCCATCCTCGTGTCACTGTGACCACTGACTCGACTGATGACCAGCACAGCGCCGATGATTACACAGAGAATGATTGCCAGCAATACATATGCTGGTCCAATATCACTTTCATTCTCGCCGAGTGCCATAACCACCTCCTCTTGGTTGACTTCGCTGATCTAACCTACGGAGAACTTCTGTAAAGCGTCCAAGATTCTCTTCGTGTTGACGATCCATCTGCTTCATTAACCACGCGACATTGGTTGCGCCCTCCTGAATTTTCTGCGCATGTATATCACGAGAAGTCATCAGGTTACGTAAGATGAACATTGCAACTGATGCTACTATAGTTGATATGATTGTGAACCCCCACTGAATAACTGTCCACAAGATTTCTACCTTAGTTTCTTGGAGAATCATCCTTGACCCCTCGGGTAAATCTGCCCCTCTGTTGGAACTGGTGCACCACTGCTATCGCTAACCAGAGCTGGTCTGAGACGAAAGAACGCAGCAGAATCAACTTGATTCGTAATAGCAAGCTGTGGACCAAGTTTGCATGGTACCAATACGAAGTTGATCGAGTTTGCCATTAGTCATACCTTATTCCAACGCGAGTATTAGATCGCGTCGCAACAGCCCCGTTGCCCGTTGTAACTGCTACTGGCTGAGTACTACTATCACAAAGCTGGTAAGTGCGCGACGACCCGTAAAGCGAAAGACTGGGCACCGCCTGTGCCAAAAAGTCACCTGAATTAGTTACAATGATTCCAGTGCCTGGTTGCTGTGCTATGCCTTTGAACAATATAGGAATACCTACTCCTACATCGCCAGTAAATGCACTTGTGGCTTGGTTCGATATGACAAACGATAATCCATTTTCAACTGGAGGCTGTGAACCTCCGGCACGCACGATGTAATTGCACTTATTGAGCTGACCAATGCTGCCAGGCTGCTCCGAGAACATTAACAAGCCATCCCCAGTATCATTACCACTGGCATCTTTTGTCCGCTCCAACGAGAAGGCCATCATGTCAATGGCTGCAGCACGAACAAACATTAACAGCTGAATTCGGCTTGTATCAGCGGAGCCATAGGAGTTACATGCACTTGTTGCGTTTCCGCCGGGACGAAATGTAGCCTGTGTCACGGAACCACCATCATAGGTGATTCCAGTAATCGTACCGGAGCCATTTGATCCAGTGCCGATAGTAACCCACACGCCAGGTTCAAGGCCAGCTCCTGTAGTACCAGAGCCATAATCGAGGCGCATGAAAACTGGGAAACTACCTTGGAGTGAGTCAGCCATCCGATACATGCGATAGCCGACTTTCGTGTTGATCGCTACTGGCTTGGTTGCACCAGAGATAGTCAACTGCCCTGTGTCACCTGGGTCAACCCATCCGCCTGTCGAGATTAACGTATCATGGATGAACTGTGCCCAAGCCCTGAACAGAGCGTCAGTGCTGTTTGACATCTGCAAGGTGCTGTCGAATCTCGTCGCCATTACGGCTCCAGGAGGATGCGCGTAAATGTGATGGTGATTACGCCATCAGTATCATCATTGCGAATTGCGTAATAAATGTCAGCTGCTGGAACTGTGTCCATGTTGTTCAGTGCTGGGAGTGGAGACAATTTCAGCGTCAATCCAGTTCCCACCGTGAACACGAGTTCACAAAGGAGACCAGAGGCTGTCGCTGGGTCCGTACCAACTGGACGCGAAGAATCCGCCGTCCGAGCTGCTGATGTATAATACAGGCGAAGCCTGCACTTCTTTGTCACAGTTACAGCAAGGAGATCGCTCCGTTTACCAAGTGCAGCTGTTCCCGTATTCTCCACACCAGAAACAATAGACCCAGTAACAACCTGAACATCGCCACGAACGATGATGTTTTGCTTTGCTGCACCAAGCGCCACATCAGCTGCGATCCTATCTGCGATTTCAGTAGCGAGTCCTAAAGGATTCGCAAACGCTACGTCTGGATCGTCCGGCGAAAGTCCTGATTGTGCTATGAGCTGCTTGAGCGCACGATTGATAGTGTCTTCCCTTGTGGGATGACCTTCGCCAGTCGCACGTTCAGTATATCTCGCGTACTCTAGAGCAGGCATCAAAACACTCCGAGAAACTTCGAGCCGTCCAAGAAGTACGTTCCATCGAGAATCCAGCCACCATCAAACTCGCAAGTGAACTCTGCACCAAGAGGAGCGAGATCACCACAAGGCTCGATTACTTTCGGCTCATCAACAGTATCTTCTATGACCTGCGTTTTATCCGCAGGATCAACACTGTCGATTAAAGCCACTGAGTAAGCTTCAGCTATTTGAATCTCAACACTGAAACCATAGGTGTTTCCGATTAGTCCAGCCTGAGCCTCGATAGCTGGTGGAACACCTTCTACTCTAGAAACTACGATTGTTGGTTCTTCTGATGGTGTCGTGTATGTTCCTTGAGCACCATCTCCATACGAGATAACGTTTACAACAGGCAACGGTGCCGAAATCGCTGGCTGATTTGTAGTAAATGAAAGCCAGCCAGGAGTCGGTATGCTCACGGATAACGACCCCAAGAGCGACGCTCAGTAATCGTTAGGCGCTTCGTATTATCCTTCGCAAATTTGGGGCTAAAGCTCACCTGGAAGATCTGGTTTTGCGCTGCTGATGGATTGGCTCCCCACACTTTCATGGAACCAATACCAGTTGCAAAATTCGCTGATGTTGGTTCCCAAACTGATGTTGAATCAAGGAAATAGTTACTTGAACTATATGAGCTGAGCGAAGTTGAGTCAGCATCAGCTGGTGATCCAGCTGGTGACCCAGATGTAGTCCCAAGGGTATCAGTCTCGAAAGCTCTGTTTATTCTTGTTGTATTGGTGAAGTCCCCAAGTATTCCTAGAATACCAGAACCCATTCCACCCCAGGTAGACTGGTCATCAATCTCTGATGCACGAATCGTATATGTGTACATTGTGCCAGAGATTGTAACAGTGTTCACAACATCTGAGGTTGGTGGATACACACGAAGTTCATAGGTCACTCTCAGCTGATCTGATGAGGTTTTAACAATTGTCGTAGGCGTTCCACCACCATCCTTGAACAATTGCCTCGTCCACATCGTGCCACCACTGTTCACATCAAACCAACCTACTTCTGTCAAATTACCATTTGCCTGCGCTTCCAAAAAGAGGCGCACTCTTTTTACGGACCAATACGTGAATGATGCTCCTGAGGCGATGACATCGACTATCCCACCATTACTGTTTGTACGGTGAGTAGTTGTCGGAGAGATCTCCGCTACCAACGCAGTATCTGTATTAGCTGGCGCAGTTGAGCCAGTTCCTACGCCCATATAAGCGAGCATGTTCCTGAGCTGAATGTTGTTCGCTCCAATTCTGTCGAGTCCAGCATTAGTAATCAGATTCTCGAAATGAAGTACCCTTTTGATCAGACCACTCTTGGCGTCGATCAACTCAACTGTGAAGAATCCCCTGAAGCGTAAGCGTGGTGCTTCGACAGGAATTTCAATCGTCTTCGGAACATAGATGAGAGGATGAAATCTCATGCTGCAACCAAGCTCCCGCTGACGATAGAGGTTAGATTACACTTGAACTCGTCGATGTCGAACAAAGTGTGTTCGATCACGACTATTAGCATTGTACCACCAGTGATACTCAGAAGTTCTGCTTTGAACTTATCTATATCGAACAGTGTATGCTCAATGACGACAACTGCCAAGACTCCACTCTGTATACTCGGAACCTCTGCCTTGAACTCATCGACATCAAATAGAGTGTGGTCGATGACAATTGCAGCCAACGTACCACTCTGGATTGAAAGCAAGTTAGCTCTGAACTCATCAATATCGAAGAGTGCGTGTTCGAGTATAATCGAGGCCAAGATACCTGAGATAACATCTGGACTTGGCCTAAATCCCTCAGGCTCCAAGATCTGGGGATAGAGTGTACTCTCCAAGCGCGATAACGAATATTGTCCAGCTACTACATTATGAGTTGAAATAACAGCAACAACTCTGAAATCTGTTGACCTGAACACTTCTTCTAGGTACTTGTCAGTAACTCCTGTGATAGGCGTGCTGTACTCCGTCCCATAACGATCTCTTTGTTGCCGATATACCAAACCATCTGCAACGTCGCTGATGTAGAACACCAAAACGTCAGAATCAGTGGTGTCCGGAGGATTGTCAAGTAGGCACCTTGGATTTCGACCAACTCCGAAGTCCGTTAACGTGAACGCTGGAATCAGCGGATCAAACCAATAGAGCCATAAGTGACCCGAGATTTCTAGGCAAACTACTGCTCTGGCAAGCTGCTCAAAGGCCAGATCAATTTCACTCGCGACTCCCGCATAGGTGAAGAGGGCAACTTCTGATTCCCACGCGGTATTTGCGTCGTTGGCTCTTGCAACGTACACTGTGTTAGTAGTGTTGTCAGCACGAGCTTTCCAGACTCGATTGACTGGTCCAGAGTTAGCATCGCCAAGAGCAATAGGACCGAGACTATAAGAGACAAGATAGTCAGGTGATACCGCATCCGGTCTCTTGACCAGCGATCCGCCCGCACCGAGAGCGTGCGTCGGGGTATCAAAATCGGCAAGGAACTCCCTAAGGTCGGACGACGCATCTGGATCAAATACCTCAACTTCAGGTGGCGTTTCTCCAGCAGGCGGTGTTACTATTACTACTTCACAAGACTGCTTGACAACAGTTGCCTTGGGAGGACATCCTTCCGCCGTGAAAACTGGAGTAAAGAGTTCGGAAACGCTTTGTACTACTTCTATCGGTAACGCCGCGTCAGTTTCAACTGCTGGAGCTAACGACTGCACGGCGAAATGTGCTGAGTCTACCTCACTTGCGATACCGACGTGAACTAGCTTCTGCGGTGATACGCTAAGCGCAGAATCAGCTTCATTAACCTGTCCAACGTTGATATTTGGCACTTACGCAGCTCTGTAGAATCCAGCTGCATTGATGACTGCCACGATGTCAGTTCCATCAGGCGTAACAGCGAACGTATGATGTGTCAGCGGGATGATTGCCGAATCAGCACTGGAGTTCGGATCATAGCCGACGACGATAGATCCCACAGCGTTACCTGTTGCCAAAGCCCAGGTAATATCTGGAATGTCCACGTCCATCCTGTTGTTGGTGTTGTCTGGTGTAGACCCAGCACCAGCTGCTAAGTCAGCGTCGGCCAAGAACTTCCGACCCATAGTGGTCTGCTCGTTGGTTGCGCCATCGAGAACTTCTGTAATACTGGCGCTATCCTCCAAGGCAGACTGTGCTTCCAGTCCAGATGATTCTAGCGGGATAATGACGAGTCTGGACGTTCCTGGGTCGTTTGACTTGACCCTATTCACAAACTCTGCTACACGACCCTTTGCGATGTTGAAAACGAAGTCAGCCATTGTTCACCCCAGGTAGTCGTCAGACCGGCGAAGGACCTCCAACCCTGCACGCGGCGAGTCGATCTCCTCTTTGGCTTCCATTGGAATCGACGTATTGATTAAACTCTCCTGCAATTTCTTCGTGGCTGCAGATCGGTCGAATGCACCTTGGTCAAGGAACGCTCTCCAATAAGCGCCGTAGAGAACAATCTCATGCCAGGTTTGTGGTAGTCCAGGTTGAGTGCCAGCCACTAAATCCGTTAATACCGTCCAGTACCGCTCGACGATTGTGTAGACCTGATCTGGTGTCGGCCACAGTCTAACGCCACAGCCTTCCCTGATATAATCTGTGGGTATGGCATAGGAGTCAGAGCCTTCTTGGTACTTGCCCTCGTACCAATCCTCGCTTTTCCGATTCAGAGGAATGTGTTGCAGTGAAGTTGGATGAACGATGGCGAGGTTACGCAGAGCCTCGAATGGAGACGGAACCGAGTAGAAGCGCTCACCAACTGCTGTAGCGAAGGTGAGGAGCACTTCTTTCTCGCGAAACTTGAACCGATCGAGAACGTCCCAATATGACAGATTCAGGTATAAATCTGCTTCCGCATCTGGCATATCATCTTCATCGGTTCCAGTCGCGTTCCGTAACTTGGAGCGCATCGTCTCGACATCGAGTCCCATTACATCCTCGTCGCGTAGATACTGATGTACGACTCTTGACCAGACTCGAGAATTTCAGCACATATTTCCGCTGGGCCTTGCACCAGAGGAACGTTACCATTCCCGTTGAACTGAATGATCTTTGGATGGTCAACGATCCCGTGTTCCGCTTGGACCTTCGTAAAGACTATGATCTGAATCTTTGAACTCACCAAGTTCTCAGACGTAATCTTCCACGAACCTCGTCCAAGCGGAACGCGCGGAAACGGCTTGCCTCTTGTGAAACCTGGGCGGGCGCCAATGATAAGTCCCTGACGCATATGATGAAACCTCCTGTCCTAGCGGTGATTGATCAGCGCGAGGATCTTGTCTCCTGCGTTCGCGGCAGCTTCGAGCGCGATGCCGATAATTTGACCTTGCGTCGCAGAAGCTGAGTCATCCACACGTCCTGCAGTTGTGGCGCCCTGTGTGAGCTGGCCAGCAGCTGCAATCGCGGCATCAGCGATAACCTTGAATTTGCCAAGGTAGCCGACGAGTACAACCTCGTTCACCAGCGCTGCCTGCAGACCAACTGCGCCGTCATCCTGGAGCACACGGTAGTCAGTGCGAAAACCTCCGACGACAACACCAGCGAACTTCTGGTAGCTAGCAGGGGTGTTGTTCTTGTTCACCGCGAATGCCGCAGAAATGAACACGACATCACCGATGAGAAGAGTTGCTGCTGCGTTATACGCCAAGATGAGGCCACCAGGCGTATCCGCATCGTTCTCCTGCTCCCCTTGGTAAAGATACCCAAAGGCAGTAGGCTGATAGTCGCCACCTTCGTAGGACATGACTTCCTCCTATCTCAGGTGGGGTTGACCCCAACCCAGCCCTTCCAATCCACGAACCAGATCAGAAAGCGGGTCGTGGTCTTGTAGAGCGCGGCGTCGGTGTTGAAGTCGAAATCGTCATCGAACTCGACGGCGCGCCGAGTGACGTAATGCGCGTCGTTGTACCGCTGGTCGATGAAGAAATACGACTTCGTGGACTGCTTGAAGTGCGAGACTTCGACCTGCATACTCGGCATCCGAGCCTTGATCGCGTTGTCCTGGTTGTTCGCGGTGAAGGGCTCTTTTGCTGAGTTGAAGATCTGCCACGCACGGTTGATGTCGCCAGCGTTGTTGCCGATGATGAGCTTGTTCGGCCACATCTTGGTCGGATCACCGTTTTCATCCTTCATGAGCCCATAGAGGTCCATGACAGCGGTGACGCCAGTGATGGAGAGACCGACATCGGCAGCAGGCCGGTTTGCGACCGTCACGCCGCTCGTCCCAATGAGCGTGTGCGCGGTGTGGCACAGCGCGAGTGCGTCGATGCCCTTGAACACTGATCCTGCGAAGGCATCGTCCAGCAGCGCTGCGGAGCGATACTCGGATGTCATCCGAGCAGCGTGTGCCAGCCACTTGGCAGCTTGGTTCGCCTTGCCGTACTGATCATCTTCGACCGTGCGGCGGGTGATCATGAAGCCGAGGGCGAACTCCTTGTCCACACCCATGACCTTGGGACCGATGATCGCATCCTCGTAGGTCACAGGCTCACCGTCACCACGCTCGAGTAACCTACTCGGTCCGGTCATGATGGTGGCGGCCTGCTCCGCTTTGTCCGTAGTCTCCGCTGCCAGATACACCGGATACTCCGGCTCGTACTCATCGTACGAGTCGCGGAAGTCCGGTCGGAGACCAGGACGGAACAGAAGGTTGAATGCTCCCTGTGTGACCACTACTACTTCCTTTCCTCTGCGCTCAAATTTAGCTGATAAAAATGAGCGCCGTTGAATTGTTACGGCGTGGAGAGCACCGCCTCCAAGAACTTGCAGAAGAAGATCTTGTTGTCGATGTCCACGTCGACGATCTCGAAGACCAACGCTGTGACTTCGGTGATGTCCAGCACCCACTCACCAGCGCCAGTCTTGAGGACACCGTACTTCTCGTCGATGTTGGTGATGGCTGGAGTCACCGGATCGGTGCCGCCACTCACCGCACGCATGGAGAAGATGGTGTTGCGATCTGCCTTGAACATCGAGACTTCCTGAACCCGTCCAGTTACCACCGTCGGGCTGTTCGCAGCATCGAACCCAGGCTTGGAGCCTGCGTTTTCACATGCGACACCAGCGACCAACGCGGGATCAGCACCGCACTCCGAGACTTCCCCTGCGGCGGTGTAGACCACTAGCGCACCGCGGAGAAAGGTTTGGCCCGTCGTGTATGGTGCGGAGATAACCAGAGGCACTCCGCCATTCGGAACACGGGCCGCTGTGATTCTACGTCCCACGGTGACCTCCTTACTTGATGATCGTCGCTCCTGCGGGAACCTTGACGCCCTCGTTCACCTTCTGGAGAGCTGCTTCGAGATCTGCTTTGCGAGCTGCTCGGGAGGCTGACTCCTCGATCACAGGCATCCCGATTGCTTCGCTCTGAGCCTTGAACTCCGACTCTTCCTTCTGACGCTTCGTTGTCGCCCCTGGCTTGCCGTTCATCCGCTCGAAGTTATCGCGCCTAATCTCGTCGATAATATCCTTCGTTTCACGGTCGCAGGTCATGAAAACCGTGTCCCCGACAATGGACCTCCCATCGCCCTCGTCATGGAGGGCTCGCTTTACAGCAAACTCATCGTCGATCTTGAAGCCGAGCATCTTCATGCGGTAGATTTCCGACTTGTCGTTCGGCACCCATTCGCCATGAACTTCAGGTGGGAGATCGACAGTCAAACGATCAGCGATCATTCCACGCTCAAGAATCCGAGCGAGTTTCGCTTTCTTCTCTGCGCGAAGCTTCTGGATCTCCTTCGGGTCAGACTTGATCGCCTCGGACATGGGAAACTCTGCACCAGACGAGGGATCGACTACTGTGCGTTCGATGGACATTATTTCTTCTCCGGTCTGCCGATTTGTGATCTGACAACTTCCTCGGGCGGAACGTCCAGCCAGTCGAGGTATTGCTCCGGAGACTGTCCACGCTCACGAGCGAGACGGCGTTCGTTCTCGGTGAGTTCGCGGCGCTCTTTCTTTGTCCCTGCTTCTGTTCCAGGGACAGTTGGCGCGCTTGGCCGAAGATGAGGAGGCGTGACCACAGTTGGCTCCGTAGTAGGAGGTTGAGGAGGAGTCGGTCTCGGCGTAGTTGTTGGTGCCGCGACTCCAGGTAACTGCCCTCTATAGTACGCCCCAGACGCTGCCAACGCTGCAACACCGAGAAGCTGGTTGTTGACCTCGTTACCAGCTGCGACAGCCTGCTCCACGAAGCTGTCAATCGTACCTTCGATGTGAGGCCAGATGTCACCGTACTGCGCCTTCAAACCAGCTTTCATCCTGTCGTAGGCTGACGCGCCTTCCGTGCGGACTCTGAAGTCATTGAGCGGTCCTACTGTGCGCTTGAGTTCTTCCTGAATCAGAGTCTGCATCGCGCCGATTGGATTCTTCCAGAACTCCTGATTGAGTTCATCGGCGTCAGGTGCTGGTGCTTCCAACTTTCTCACGCGCTCGTCTACACCACGCATCCGCTGCGTGATCTGCGCGTTCATGTCACGAATGACTTGATCCTGTGCGGCGATGAGCTGCTTCGCACGATCAAGCTCTTCCTGCGGAACACCAGCTCCTGGAGCTGTTGGTTCAGTAGGAGGGGCCGGTGGGTCGCTCGTCGGCTGGGTTCTCTGGGATGCTAATTCCGCTGCCGACTTGACTGGGGTTCCCGACCCAGGTGTCCCTGTAGGAACTGGTTGTACTGGTGCCGCCATGTGACCCTCTCTCAGCTAATGTTGAAAGTATTTCTAAGCCTAAGCGAAAACCTTCGAGTTTTCCACGGCGCTCAAAAGCTTCTTCTGCCGTTTGGAACGCCAGGAACTCCGTTACCACCAGCTGCTCCAAGCGTCTGAATAATTGAAGCAAGCTGGCCCATTCCCGCCTCTTCACCAGCTCCACCAGGTCCGATTGCTGCTCTTGGCTGAGCTGCTGATTGAGGACCTCCGCCGCCGATGGCATTAGGCGTGGCTCCACTCCCCATCTTGAGGAGTTCGCTAAGGATGATGCGTTCTTCGTTCTTAACTTCGAACGTTTCCAACACTTGTCTCATTGCCTCGGTTCCGGCGACGAGTCCCTTCTGGATTATATACTGTATTAGCTGTTGATTTCCGCCCATTTGAGCGAGCTGCAACATCCCGGTATAGTATTGTTGCAAGATGGTGGCAACCTGCATCCAGTTCTGTCTATCGAGTACTTTGTTCTGTTGCTGACCTGCGGCGTTCAGCTCAATCAGCAAACCGTGGCGAATCAGCTCAACAGGCATATCGAAGAACTGTTGAACCATTCGTCCACCTTCGGCTACTTCCCAATACTCGACACGACGAGGGCCGAACTGCTGCACTACTACTGCTGTGTCAATGATCAGCTCCTGCACGAACTCTTTCACGTTTTGGTAAACGTAGTCGAACTTTTTCGCTCCTTCTTGGATGCGCGCAAGGTCGCCAGTAGCCGTGCCAGGAGTACCCGCAGGAGGTTGGCCAAGAGTTGTCTCGTTAACTCCTGATCGCTGCTGCGAGTACATGAGGGTGGCTTGTTCATTATTGAATGCAGAGTTATAGACTTCTCCAAGCTGCATGGTTTCAACATGGCTCATGTCATCCACGAACCACATCTTACCAGGGAAGATCGGTTCACCTGGCTTATAACCAGCGAGCTTGGAAATCTTTATCATCCGCATGTTCGCCAGCGTAGCGTTGTCGAGACGCTGACGATGTTGCGTCGTGATCTCACGCTGGAACTGCTCGTTCTGCTTACAGATGCCGATGCCAGTCCAACGATGTTCTACTGGGAAGTAGACGCCAACACGGTAGGGACGGTGCAGATCCTCATGCCAGTTGTATCGAGCTGACATGATGAAGCCTGCGCCACGATGGTAGTGGACTACGATCTCCTTATCGAACTTGCCTCCATCCACATTGAAGCTAACCCAGATTTCGACCCAATCTAACAACTTTGGCCACACAGCCTCACGCTTCTCAAGAGTCTCTTGAGCGCGCTGGAACTTCCGTTCCTGTCCTGATGTACCTGTGACTGTTGATTTCGTGACCCAGCTCTCTAGCCTCTTAAAGGTCCCTTTCTTGAAGAAGCCAGACTGCTCCATCGTCAGGACTTCGTATGGAGACCTCGCGTGTTCCTCTCCACACCAGGGTGATGTCTGGGGGTCGGTTGCTGAGAAGGGCATGAGGAAGCGACCACTTGCGACTGGATCAAGAACTGCTCCATCTCGAACTGTGACGGGGTACTCGGACTCGATTCCTCCAACTTGACGGACTGCGGTGCGAACGATCTTCTCATATCCCACCTTTCCTATGCCAGTGCCGAACTTCTCGATTTCCAACACAGCAGAGTCAAGCCGACGACGGACCTTCATCTCTTTCAGTAGCTCGTGATCCAAAAAGCGCTCCACAGGGCGCGCGTAGTCCTGCCAAGAAGGCGAGCGTGCTTGAGCTGAGACCATTTGGTTGAGTGCCAACAATGTCGTCATAGTCCTCGCATGGCCAGCCTCTACAGCAATCGCTGTCAGCGGAATAACGATAGTTGCCGCACCTGAGAACGGGAAGGTCGCTCTTTTTGTAGTCGGCTCCGCCCAGTAGTCCTTCTGGTACGAGAGCAGCCGGTCCA